GGACGCTAGGAGACTACCCATGATGTTATTGACCCAAGCCAATCGCAAAAGCCTTCCAGCGTTATATGCCAATGAGAATACCCCTGCTGATGAGCAGGTTGTGCAGGTCAAGTTTTTCACGCCTGATTCCTCATGGACATGGTGGGCTGTGGAATTTGATGGAGAAGACCGCTTTTTCGGGTGGGCTACCGATGGAGCGAATGCTCCAGAGCTTGGATATTTTAGCCTGTCCGAGCTTCGCAGTGCGCGAGGCGCGATGGGTCTTCCAGTCGAGCGGGATATGTATTTCAGCCCCACTCGGTGGGCAGACGTTGCCAGCTAAATGTTTCTTTAACCAAGGAGCACATCATGCCAGACTTCAAGATAGCCCTTCAAGAAAATTACAGAACCCACCGACAGAAACTAATCAAGCAGGGTATCTGGACACAACCAAGACTTAACAACGCTTCCGCAAAGGTTGTTCAGAATTTCCTAGAAACAGAATACCGCGAAGACAACATTCGCGCTTACGTGCACGACACCATCAAGTGCCTAATATATGAGAGTCAGAGGAAATATGAACCGTTTTACGGTCGCACTTGGGTTGAGGTTATAGAAAAACTTTACGATGAGGTTACCTTCCGTGATGTATGGGTGGACTAACGATTCACAAAGCTGAAGAATAAAAGACTCGCATGGTGCGGGTCTTTTTTTTTAAGAATTTTTTTATTTAATTTTTCTACGAGACAATGGTATTCTGCGTTTTCATCCACCATTTTATTTATGCCTTCGGAACTCTCACAGCCCTCGTCGGGTTACCCGCTCAAAAATCGCCAGTGCACAGGCACACGCAATGATGGCGAACGCTGTCAACGGGCTCCGATACCGGGGGGCATGGTGTGCGTGTTGCATGGCGGCGCAACGATGGCGGCGCAGATGGCGGCGCGACGCAGGTTGCTTGCGCTGGTTGACCCAAGCCTTGAAGCGTTAGAGAAAGCGTTGGAGTGCGGGGAGTGGCCTACCGTCGCTCGCGTGGCGTTGGGCTTGCTGGATCGTGCAGGCTTCGGCCCGACCGCCAGCTTAAGGATCGATGACCCTGCCCGTGACTTCCGCGATCTGAATCGCGACCAGCTACGCGAGCGAGCGAAGCAGGTGTTAGAGAAGCTCGCCAGCGAACCCCGTGATGTGGATGCCGTACTCGTCGAGGAACCCAATGCAGACCGACCAGATCGTCGCGAACCATGACCTGATTGCGGAACTCGTCGCGCTCGAATCCGAGTTGGGCAAACGCTCCCTCTACAATTATGTGGAGATGATGTGGCCTGTGATCGAACCGAGTGCCTCATTCGTTGGGGGCTTTCATCTCGAAGCGATTTGCGAACATGAGCAGGCGGTGTTCGAGGGGCAGATCAACAAGCTCGCGATCAACATCTGTCCACGGTCAGGCAAATCGATCTGCACGAGCGTGGCCTTTCCCACATGGGGGTGGACACGCGAACCCCGCACCAAGTTTCTCTGCGCATCCTACTCGGCAGACCTGTCACTGGAACTTGCCACCACCGCTCGAACGGTGCTCGATTCCCCGTGGTATCAGGAACGCTTTGAGGTGCAACTGGCACAGGATCAGAACAACAAAAGCTACTACCGCAACACAATGACAGGCTATCGCATCTCCACCAGTGTGGGGGGCTCGGCAACGGGGAAGGGCGGAGACATCCTGATCGTGGATGACCCCCACAACCTGAAGCTGATCGAGTCGGACGTGATCCGCGACGAGGACAAGCGTTGGTTTCTCAAAGTCTGGTCAACGCGACTGAATAATAAAAAACGGGATCGGCAGATTGTGATTATGCAACGGGGGCACGAGGATGATTTGATGCATACGCTCGAAGAGCAGGGCGATTGGTGCATCCTGAAGTTACCGACCGAGTACACCCCCACCCAATGGACGAGCCCGCTTGGATGGACAGACCCTCGCACGATGGAAGGCGAGTTGCTCAGTCCTGAACGGTTGGGGCACACGGAACTCGCGGTGATCAAGCGCGAGCTTGGCCCTGTCGATTACAGCAGTCAGCATGGACAGAACCCGTTGCCCGAAACGGGGGGCATGTTTGAACGCAGTTGGTTTGAGATCGTGCCCTATGCGCCCAAGAAAACACAGAACCGCGTACGCTTTTGGGATGCGGCAGGGAGTGAAACCAAAGACTCGGCCTATACCGCAGGCACCTTGATGAGCGAAGACATGGATGGCGTGTTCTATGTCGAGGATGTGCAACGGGATCGACTGGTCGCGGCGAAGGTCGATAAACTGATCAAGCAGACCGCGATGCTCGATGGCACACTGGTGGAGATTGTCGAAGAACAGGAACCGGGAAGCGCAGGCAAGGCGGTGATCGCGTCGCGGCGGAAGTTGCTGGCAGGCTACAGCTACAAAGGGGTGACCGCGACAGGGGAAAAATCCACACGATGGAAACCCTTGGCCTCGCAAGCCCGCCCGCTCAGCACCTCGGACACGTTCGGCAATGTGAAGCTCGTGCAAGGGGAGTGGAACAAGGCGTTTTTGGATGAAGTCGTGGCGAATCGGCGGAGTCGATTCAAGGATCAACTGGATAGTGCATCAGGGGCGTTGCACGAATTGCGGGTTGCGCCCTCAGCACTCCGTTCCATGAAGGCGGTGTGGGGATGATTCGGAAAGTGAAAGCAGGGTATAAGGTTGTCTCGAAGTCAGGCAAATCTCTCGGAACTTTTAAAACGAAAACCCAAGCCACGAAACGGTTGGCGCAGGTCGAGTTTTTCAAACGGAAAGGCAAATAGATGCCAGTAAATACACCACGAGCGGAATACACCGCGACGATGCCTGTGTGGAAACGATTGCGGGATTGTTTCGGCGGGCGGGATCGGATTATAGAGGCAGGGGCGGTGTATACGCCAGAGCTACCGGGGGCGGATCGCGCAGGGAACGAAGCGTATCTGACACGGGGCAACTGGTTTGGTGCGGTGCGTCGGACGGTGATTGGCTTGGTCGGGGGCGTGTTTCAGAAAGACCCGATCTTTGACATCCCGACTCGGATGCAGGAGTGGTTAAAGGATGTGACGCTCACGGGCACGAACCTCTCGGCGTTCTCGTTGCAGGCGATGGAAGAGGTGTTGCTGATGGCACGCTACGGTGTGCTGGTGGATATGACGACGGACACGCGACCGTATCTGATCGGCTTTCGCGTCGAGCAGATCGTGAACTGGAATGCGACACAGGTGGATGGCGATCAGACACTCACGCTCCTTGTGTTGCGGGAAACCTATCAGGTTGCACAGCCTGATGATCCCTTTACGTTTACCTCTGCCGATCAGTATCGCGAATGTCGGTTGGTGCTCCCAAGCGAGAACAGTGCGGTGCAATCGCCTGTCTATGTGCAACAACTCTGGAGACAGGATGCGCAGTCGAAGGAGTGGGTGCGCTTTGGCGAGGAAATTCTGGCGTTGCGTCGCGGGGAACCGCTCTCGTTTATTCCGTTTGTGTTGCTCAATCCGTTGAGCGGGGCTCTGGCTCTCAGCACCCCGCCCTTGCTGGATTTGGCAGATATTAATCTGGCGCACTGGCGCAACAGTTGCGATCACGAACAGGGGTTGCACATTGTCGCGGCTCCCACACCGTTTGTCGCGGGGATGAAGCGGGGCGATGGGGATACCTCGCAGGTGGCGATTGGCCCCTCGACGGTCTGGTTGCTCGACAAGGATGGGAAGGCAGGCATGGTCGAGTTTACGGGCGCAGGGCTCAAGAGTCTGGTCGAGGCGATGCAGGTCAAGCAACGGCAGATGGCGATTGTCGGAGCGAAGCTCCTTGAAGAACAGCCCACGGCTCCTGAAACCGCGACCGCCGTGTTGACACGGCATGCGGGTGAGCATGCGACGTTGCGCACGATTGCCAGTTCCGTGGAACTCGGCTTGCAACGGATTCTGCAAATCATGGGCTGGTGGACAGGCGTAGAAGACACCATGGACGATGTGCCTGTGCACGTGGAACTCAACAAGGCGATCATCTCGGTGAAGGCGAAGCCTGAAGAAATTACGGTTGCGCTCACGGCGTTGCAGGCGGAAGAAATTTCGTACGCGACGTTTTGGGAAATTCTGGTGGAAGGCGGATGGGCTCGCGAAGGGGTTACGGCGGAAGAAGAGCAGTTG